TATTTTGTAGGATCTAAGTTTTCAGTTTGTTTCCAAGGTTGCTTTCTTGGTACACGCCTCAATGGTGTTTTTAGTGTTTCGGTTACATCGGAATATTTTGCTTTTTCTTTGTCGAGCATTTCAAAACTTGCTGGTAATTCTTGAATCATTTCTGGCATTTGATCGTACTGCATTTCTTGATCACTTGAAGGTATCTCTCCAACTTCGGTAGGCTCTACCTCGTGTTCGCTACTACGCAGGTTGCCAGAAACTTTAAAGTTACCTTTAATTAATATGTCTTGATCAGTGGTTGTAAGTTGTGTTTTTCTTGTAGGTTTAAATTCAAGTTCGTCAGTTTCTCGATTATACTTTAATTTAAAAGTAGTTTCGCCAGACGCAAACTCATCTTTGTTTCTGATATCAATGCCTTTAGTAGCTTGTACATCAAACTTACCGTCATTAACTCTCAACGCAAAAATTGGGTCTGCGTCGGGATCTGGTCTTTGTTCAATGTTAATAGAAGTTTTAGCTGAAATGTTTAGTTCGTCTACATCAATGTTAAGTTGATGTGCATGAAAGTTTATTCCTGCTTTTTCGTCTTTCTCAGTAGCCATGCTAATGCCACCACGTGAGTAAACGTCAATCTTACCGTTAGCTGTGAATTCCATCCAGCTATCACCGTTAGAATGAATTATACTAATAAAATCTTCACTGTTGTGCATAATAATTTTATGCCCTGTGCGGGTTTCAATTCTAAACTGCTCGCTGTGAGGTATAGTATCCTCACCAGCCGGCGCAGGTACATATTCACGCTTGCCGTCTTTGGCGAGAGCAGTACGCTGGAGACCCGGGTTGCCGTCGTCCATTACTATGTTAGTACCGCCAAGTCTTGAGAATGGCCTTTCACCGACCATCTTGCCTTCTTCGTGAGCAGTTCTATTCATCATAGGACCGGAATACTTCGGAGGTCCTGCGCTTGACAGCCCTAATACGTTTGAAGGAATTTCTCGTCTTGGACTTGAAGTTTGCGGTCCGCGGTCTGGATCAGCCCAAAGACCGTTAACTTTTTCTAGCTTAACTCTATTGTCATATAACGGCGCACTAGGGGAGCTGTTTCCTTTAAACGGGCCCGCTTCGTTGAGCTGTCTTTCGTTACTACTTGGGTCATTAGTTACCGCAGGTCTTGCTCTTTTATTATATTCAGCTTCGAAGTTAGTAAACATATTAGCGTTCATATACGGATCAGGAATAAATCCTACGTAGTATGCTTCGCCATCTCCGCCCTCTGTAACAAGTACTAATACAAAAGTACCTACATCCGGTGGTGTTGCCCATAGACCGTAACTTTGTTGGTTGTTATCATATGCGTCTGTTTTAGTAAGACCAGCTGCTGATAGTTGGCCTCCGAACGGTGTTGTACGTTTAGCAACTACTACAGTGCCTTTGTCACCAGGGATACTCGAACCTGCTTTACCAGAAGCAAATAAGCTAACTTCGACCTGTCCCATTCGTCCCGGGTCAATATTGTTTTCTACTCGGCCAACATATATGCCTGGGTTTACACGAACGCCGGTTGCTAACGAAGTATGTTTAGAAGTAGTACTAAAATCTTCCTGTTTTGCTGCTACATCTACCATTTACACTGTTCCTTTAAAGTTTGTTCCAGGTTCAACCAAGGTTACCGAATTGCCAATGTCGCCTTCTTCAATCGGTGCAGAAGCTGTGCCACCGCCTTGATTTCTATGTCTGATACAATTTAGTACCTGCGTAAAGCCTTCACGACTAAAAGTACTATCAATAGTTAACACTTGATACATGCCTGTGAACTTATACTGTTCCATCTTGTACCACGGTGTTCCCATATCAAAAGGCGTTTCAAAATTAATTTGAATATCGGCTTCGCTTTGTATGTATTCTATCTGTTCGTCTTTAGTAACGTTGCCGGCGCCCTCGGCAATATAGTTGCCGCAGCCGCTACTAGTTAAGTAATACGGGTCACCGTGGATCTTCATCTTTATGCTAAGTAGATCTACTTTTGAATTCATAAGAATCTCATGCCAATTTCTATTACTTTGTGTCTCAGGATGCTGTACTAATTGAGCGCCTGTTGTTTTAGAAGGGTTAGTAACAGGTTTGCCTGTCTGAGCAACGCTGTCCTCATCTCCAAACGTGTCTGGTCTAGTAGCAACCTTAGGAACCATATTAGGATCAGAATCAGTTTGCCCTGCTGGTAAACCTTCAGTGGTTGATCGTTCAAGCTGTCCGATATCGTTGCCAATCGGAACGTAAAACGAATAGTTAAAATCTAAGTCAAGATCAAGAATATCATTGTTCTTACCTGTATAGATGTAATCGTAAATCCTATGAGGGTTAGTACCGCCGATGCCTTTTGATCCAGGCGCAGCAAATCTGTTCATTGATGCTTGATACGGAATAACACGATAGATATAGATTTTTCCTGTGCGCCCTGATTGCGTTTCTTTAGGGCCGTCAGTTGCTAGTACATAACACTGTAACTTAAACCAAGGGCACTTACCCGGGGACTCTGCACCTGGCTTCCACATTCCGTACTCTCGGCCGTATTTACTAGCAAGAATAACTTCTTCAATAACGTTAATTAACTTCTGTCCGGCGTATATTTGTACACTTCTTGAATCACCAGGAAGCAATGAGTTGCTTGGATTATTACGCATACGGTCTTCGTCGGCTGCTGCGTTATCTTCGCTGGTGTTTACGTGCGCTTCTCTATCTTCAGGCTGCTTGATAATCTCAGACTTTCCAATTACATTCATATTGCTCTTGTAAGAGCTGTAAATTTGAGATCCTAAATCGTGTGAACTTTTGCTTGTTCCAAGCTGGTATGTGTTAATATCGTTTTCAAAATTATCTAAACTATTTTTCCCGTCATCGCCTGGTGACCCGGTGCCTTTTAAAGACTCAAAGAGCTGCTGGTAGTCGACTGGTAGATCAGTAAGCCCTGCTGAAGGTACGCCAAGTATCGATGCTTCTTCAGCACTTGTTTTAGTTTCTGGGAATACAATATAGAATTGATCACCTTCTTCTTGCGCACCAACATCTGTTGATTTGTTTTCTATGTTGTTCATTGCTGCGGATAAACTGTTAGCGCCCGTCATTAACATTTCTTCAACTGTTCTGCCCGACAGCGTGGCATTTTGTTTAATAGTTGCCACTTCGTCGTTCCACGCTTGATCATTCCACGCTACTGCTAAGCACTTGTAAACTGTGCCTGCTTCGGTGACTGTAAACTTAGCTTGAACTATTTTAACTGTAAAATTATACGGGCCAACAGTAGTAGCGTTTCCGCTGTCATCAAAACCGTCAAATTTTACAGCCAGCATCATACCGGCATCAGCATAGTTTCTAAAGCCTTGTGCTTTTGACGCTTTGTCTAGATCTTTAAGAAAGTTACCCATGCTGTACGGTTCAACAATATCAAACGCAAATGTCAAAGAGTGAGCACCACGTATCCCAGTGGTTGCTGAAATAAGGCTTCTAACATTAACATTATCAAAATGATAATCCGACTTGCCCATATCTTCGGCAACTGTTATGCCATTTTTAAATTTTCCTATTAACGGATCAGGAAAGTTTGTTTGTGATTTATTTAGAACCGACAAGGACCACATCCAACTATAGGTAGCAAACTTATGTAGGGGATTTTCTTTAGGCCCTCCGCTTGCTGCTGCTCCGCCTCCTGATGACGGCAAAGTGTTTCCGCCCGATCCTTGAAACTCTCTATTCTGCCTTAAGTAGAAAAAGTCCTCTGGTGTTTCATGCGTCCAGGTTCTCCAACTGTCGTCGGCTGTTGCTTGAGGTGTACTTTCACCGCCTTCGTTTCTGCTAGCATCGGTTCTAATCACTCCCATTAGTTAACTCCGAGTGTTTCTCTTAGTAACTCAGACTGCGGAAGGAATATTTCTACCCCTGCTTCGAAATCATAAATTGGATCTCTAATGGTGTCTAAATTACGTTGAGCAAATACCCACCACAAGTCAGGTGTTTGATATAAGTCAAACGCTAACAAGTCAGGACGGTGTGTGTACTGAGATTCAATTGTATAAAGTATATCGTTCGAACGAGCAGGAACAGGACGTATAGTAAGATAGCTTAAATATAAACCGTTTTTAACTTCGGTGTTGAAGTAAGGACTAGCTTTATGATAATTAATTTTATCAAATCCAAGAATACTCATTACATAAATCCTCCGCCTTTGCCAGCAGCAAAGCTTTGTAGACTAAATGTCTGTGTCTTACTTCTGCTGTATGCTACTTTTAACGAGCAACTAATTTCACACTTAGTCGGAGCATATGTACCTGTTGCTGCTTGAATGTAATCAGGGTCGGACGGTAAGTTTATACTCCAGCTAGAAACTACTACTGGCACATCTTGAAACATATACTGACCGTATCCGTTTAGAAATACAATCGGCGGTGGTGAACCTTGATTAGCACTGCCGGCATACGCACTTTTAGTCATTGTACTAAAATAGTGTTGTGCCGCAATAATATAAGTTGCCTCGTCTTCGTTCTGACAAGTAAATGTTCCACTAATAGAAATGTCAGTAACTCTTGAGTTTTGATACACAACATAAGGATACAGCGCATGAGTTGGTGTCATTTCTGAATAGTCTGCGCCAGTACCATAACTAATATTCGGAGTGTACGGGAACATCAAGCCGCCGGTGCGTGCTAAACTTCCGTGTAATGGTCCGAAGCTGATACCCGACGGTATGGTTAACTTTACTCGCCAGTCCGGGGCGCCTGACGCTTTCCACCTTGCTGTTACAAAAGGCAGCGGTGTTGGGTTTGCTCCGTTTGGTAAGTTACGCTTTCTTAGATTACTAACATAGTTTTCAGTATCGTATATTTCGTTAGCTGCGTCTGCGTTTTGAGTATTGTTATCTCCATATATAATAGAGCTACCAGACACGTTTTCCGAAGTAGACTTAGGGGATTGCGACGATCTACTTTGTGCTTCTGCTGTTGGATTTTCTATAAACTCTAGAGCCATTTTTTTATCCTCTTTGATAACTTATTTAGTTGACAATATCGTACGTATATTATATTATAAGTAATATAGAATTTTAATAATATTCTATTTAGGATTTAAAATAAATGAGAAAACATAACTACCTAAATAATAAAGATATACTATCAGAAATACACAAGTCTAAAACTAATTTCTGTAGCTATACCGAAGATACATATAATCAGTTTGATTTGATCATATCGTTACAAGGCCCACACGGTACCCTCGAACAAGGCCTTGCTAAAATAAATCGAAACACTATCGCTGAAGCAAAAAGAAATAAAGCAAAGCGACTACAAACTAGAATGTTTGACGAGAGAAAAGCAGCCGGCGAAAAAATAAAGTTAGCCGAATGCGAGCATGATCCAAAGAAGATAAAAAAGGACGAGCTCATCTTCAGAGTCATGACGTTTGATCACATTCCTGAAGAACCAGGAAGAAAGAAAACTCCGAAGACACTTGCTGATACAAAAATCAAACTAAACTTCCCTGCGTTCCAGCACTACAAGTTTAATGAGAATGATGAATTAGTGTGTGTTGGCAAAAGTCACTGGACCGGTGGAATGGAAAACGGCTACTTCAGCAAGGATCATGGCAAGGTCACAAACAAACTTGCTCATATGTGGATAAAGCTATGCGAACGCTATGCTACTCGTGGTAATGTAAGAGGATATACTTACAACGACGAAATGCGTGGACAAGCAATTCTACAGTTAACACAGATTGGTTTACAGTTTGACGAGTCTAAGTCAGCTAACCCGTTTGCTTATTACACTGCTGCTGTTACTAACAGTTTTGTAAGAGTTATTAACTTAGAAAAACGTAATCAAGCTATTCGCGATGACATTCTTGAAATGAACGATATGACACCAAGTTACACTCGTCAAGCATCACGTGAATGGGAAGCAAATAATCCTGAGAAAAAATAAAATTTGTCTTGACAATATGGCCTGATATATACTATTATAGTATAAATGAGAATCCATACACGAGGACAATTTGTTTAAACGAGCTGCCATTTTTACCGATATCCACTTCGGTATGAAAAGTAATAGTAAAGTTCATAACGCCGACTGCGAAGAATTCGTTGATTGGTATATTGAACAAGCAAAAGCAAATAATTGCGAAACAGGAATCTTCTGTGGAGATTGGCATCACAACCGTAGTAGTGTCAATCTTTCCACACTTGATTCAACAATTCGATCATTAGAAAAGCTTGGTAAAGCCTTCGACAACTTTTATATGTTCGACGGTAATCACGACTTGTTCTATAAAGATCGTCGAGACATTAGTTCTACAAAATTTGCGAGACACATTCCGGGCATTACCCTAGTTGACGAGTATACTGAATTTGATGATGTAGCACTTGTTCCGTGGCTAGTAGGCGACGAATGGAAGAACATCGAAAAGTCTAAGAGCAAATATATGTTCGGACACTTTGAGCTTCCTACATTCCTTATGAACGCTCACGTTCAGATGCCGGAACACGGCGACTTACGTGCTACGCACTTTGTAAATCAGAAGTATGTGTTTTCAGGGCACTTCCACAAGCGCCAAGTAAAAGGCAATATCCATTATATCGGTAATGCTTTCCCGCACAACTATTCAGATGCGTGGGATGACAAGCGTGGCATGGTTGTGCTCGATCGTGAGAACGACGGTGAGCCTCAATACATTGACTGGGATAACTGTCCAAAGTACCGTACAGTAAAACTATCCGAACTGCTTGACCCTGATAACACTATTATCAAAGACAAGATGTACTTACGAGTAGCTATCGACATTCCAATTAGTTACGAAGAAGCAAGCTTCATTAAAGAAACATATATCAAGCAACACGACTGTAGAGAAATCACGCTTATACCTCAAAAGCAAATCGACGAGATTTCCACCGAGCTTGACATTAGCAAGTTTGAAAGTGTTGATGAAATTGTTTCTCGTGAAATTGTTGCGATCGAATCAGATTCTTTTAATCAAAAAACGTTGTTGGACATTTATTTAAATCTATGATACTAATATCCGGTAATAAAAACTTTGGGTTAGCTAAAGAATTACACAAATTATACCCTGACGCTTATTTTGCGTCACGTGAAACCGGGTATGACCTAGCTAAGAGCGACGAACAAGATGCGTTTGCTCAGTACGTAACACACTATAATACTATTATTATCAATAGTGCGCTATGGAAATTTAATCAAACTGTGCTACTTGACAAAGTTTACAAAAAATGTGTAGCAGAAAAGCATAGGCCGCATATCATTGCTATCGGTAGTACTACCGATCGTGTTAAAAATGGTAAGCCTTGGTTGTACAACGCTGAAAAGAAAGCACTGCGTGATTATTCTAATACGTTAGCACTAGGCGGCGTATGGGGCGAAGGTCCGAAGATTACCTATATTAGTTTCGGTACACTTTCAAACAATCAAGAAAAGCACCCTGACAGGAAATGTCTTGACATTTCTCGAGCAGCCGTGTATATTAAATGGATAATAGATCAACCTGAAGATATATGTATTAACGAAATCAGTATTGATCCAAAACAAGTGTAACCTATGACAATTCTATTAAAAGATTTAACAGTTAAAAACTTTATGAGCGTCGGCAATCAAACCCAGGCAGTTCGGTTTGATCAAGAACAGCTCACCCTAGTGCTTGGTGAAAACTTAGATCAAGGAGGTGACGACTCAGGCTCACGAAACGGGACCGGCAAAACGACAATCATTAACGGATTGTCCTACGCCCTCTACGGCCAAGCACTAACTAACATCAAACGAAACAACCTTATTAACAAAACAAATGGCAAACATATGTTAGTAACGTTGAATTTCGAGAAAAACAACGTTCAGTATCGCATTGAGCGTGGCAGATCGCCTACGTTTACAAAATTTTATGTAAATGACCAAGAGCAAGAGATGACTGACGAGTCTCAAGGCGACAGTCGTAAGACACAAGAGACTATTAACACCCTATTAGGCATGAGTCATGATATGTTTAAGCATATTGTAGCACTTAACACCTACTCAGAACCGTTCTTAGCAATGCGAACCAACGATCAACGTGCTATTATCGAGCAGTTGCTCGGTATTACTATCCTTTCAGAGAAGGCCGAGACACTAAAAGAAGAGATTCGCAACACTAAGGCTGCTATTGACACTGAAACTAATCGTATCAACGCTGTTCAGTCAGCAAACGAACGTATTGAAGATACAATTACCAGTTTAGGTCGCACTCAGAAGGCATGGCAAGCTAAAAAGCGTACTGATATCAGCAAACTTGAAGGAGCAATCCAAGAATTAAGCAAACTTGACATTGATTCTGAGATTGAAAACCACGAAAAGCTTCAAAACTGGCAGAAGATCAGCACAGAGCTTGAAAATTTACAGAAAGACCTAGCATCTTCCGAAGCTGCTCAATCAAGAGCACAGAAAAGTGTTGATAAAATCAACAATGACCTTGACGGACTGGAAGATGCTAAGTGCTATACATGTGATCAACCACTCCACGAAGACAAGAAGCAAGAGATCGTTAGCACAAAGACCAAAGAGCTTGAAGAAAACCAGACCTATTTACAAGAAGTAACAGAAAAAGCCGAGAAAACCCTCGAAAACATTAAAATAATCGGTGATATCGATGCTAAGCCTGCAGTTTTTTACGAATCTATGAAGGAAGCATACGAGCATAGACAGAATATCGACGGGCTCAAGCACAGTCTCGAAACAAAAGAGCAAGAACAAGATCCTTACCAAAGTCAAATCGATGAATTGTCTGCTTCGGCACTTCAAGAAATTAATTGGGAGTCAGTAAACGAGCTTACGCATTATCAAGAGCACCAAGAGTTCTTGTTGAAACTGCTTACAAACAAGGATAGTTTCATTCGTAAGAAGATTATTGATCAGAACTTGAGCTACCTAAACAACAGACTTACTTCTTATCTTTCTAGACTTGGCCTTCCGCACCAAGTAGCATTCCAAAATGACCTAAGCGTTGAGATTACCCAGCTTGGCCAAGACCTTGACTTTGACAATTTGAGTCGAGGCGAGCGTAACAGACTTATCCTCGGCCTTAGTTTTGCGTTCCGTGACGTATGGGAAAACCTATATCAGAACATTAACCTACTGTTCATTGACGAACTGATTGACAGTGGCATGGATTCTGCTGGTGTTGAGCACGCACTTGGTGTTATCAAGCATATGGGTCGCGAAGGTCGCAAGAATGTTTTCCTTATCTCGCACAAAGAAGAGCTAGTAGGAAGAGTGAATCATGTACTTAGAGTAATTAAAGAATCAGGTTTTACTTCTTACGCAACAGACTTGGATGTAGTTGACTAATGAGTGACGACGAAAACAACTTCGATGACGAAAGCACTCACGAAAAGCTCGTCGAAGAATACTTAAGATATTATCAGGCACACACAGATTTTAATAAAAGGCACAGCGTGAGAACGCACTTGGCAGGCAGAAGGCACTTACGAAACATAATCAAACTGGCACGCAAAAGGCAAAAAGAAATACAAACTGAATTTTATCAAAAACGAAAAACAAAACCCAAGAATAAAGGCACCAGCTAAGTCCTAGCATACATACAGTATGGAGTGGACTTACCAAGGCAAAAAAGTTGATACTCTACCAGTTGAGTGTGAAGGTTTTGTTTACCTAATCACTAATACATTAAATGGTAGAAAGTATATAGGCAAGAAAAACGCTAAGGCAACAAAAACAAGGCCACCACTTAAAGGTAAGAAAAGAAAAAGGCGCACTACAGTAGAAAGTGAATGGAGAGACTATTGGGGATCTTCGGACAATCTGCTTAGAGACATTGAAGATATAGGCAAAGAAAAGTTTACAAGAGAGATACTACACATATGCCCAAGTAGAGGCATAGCAAGTTATCTTGAAGCACGTGAGCAATTCGAAAGGCGAGTTTTAGAATCAGACGACTATTACAATGGTATTATTAATGTACGCATTGGTGGTTCTAAAATATTAAAGGAGTACTTAGGCAATGAAAATGGTAAAACTAAACTTTAGGCAACTATACAGCACATAAGGTTGGCGGGCCGGAAATAAAAGAGCCGCTGTGGAAAAGCTAGGGATAGAGACCTAGACACGTAACATATTGAGCCAACGCCCAGAGGCGGTAAGTTGATATAGGTCAATGCTGTTGATCACAAACACACTATGTTCATAAAAACTGTACACGTAGGAACGAGAGTACAGGTAACGTAACACTGTTACGTGATGTCGACGTAGGTAAGGGAAAGGTCAGAGCCCGTTGAACGTGTGTATAAATTTTAAACACCTATTTCCATGTCACGGGTGGTGATACTCACAGAAAAACAAAATTTTTCTTTATGACGGAACCCTAAACAGGTTCCGTCTGAGCAGATTAATCTACAGAAATATCTCTTCTAGTAACTGTTAAAAAAAGTACTTAACACTTAACTACTCTTAGAAACTCTAGTACTTACGAAGTAAGATGTTGAGTTTGTTTGCGATAGCGATAGCTGAGCAAGACAAACGATAACATGGATCAACGAAGTTGAGACATAAATACATTAAATAGGTATTTAAGGAATACTCATGAGAAAATCTGATTTTGTAAGCATCGGTAGTGAAATTAAAACTAACACTAAGTTAACAGCTCGAGATGACTTTGACAATTTATATGTAACTGAAGACGACGATCCGAATTTCTTTGGTTTTGGCCTCGAAGATGAAGACGGCGAAGAAGAAAAACCAAAAAAGAAGAAGAAGAAACCCAAAGCCGGTTCGTCAAGAGTTACTGCGCCTGCTGATACACCTAAAGTACAGCCAGCACCGAGTGGTAGAACAAAACCAGCTACCCCAGCAGTTAGTCCTAGTGATCGACCGGTTATTAGCGGCAAACGTCCTGGACCTAAGTTAAGTGCTCCGACTGACGGACAAGTGGCTCGTCGACCTGCTGGTTCCGGACCTAAGCTAGGTTCTCCAGATGATAGCCAAGCGGCTCGTCGACCTGCCAGCCGTGTACCAAATCCAAATTACGACGGTAAACGTCCAAAGGCAGAAGGAGCAAAACTGGTTCAGAAACTAAACAGGCTTCCGATAATTGGCCCCATGTTAGGCATAGTGCTCGTTGGCGGCGGCGCAGTTAGGATTATGTCTGATTGGATTGCTTATACCCAAGGCGGCGCAGTGTTATCTTCGCAACCTCCTTATATTACTCCGTGCAAAAATCCAAACTACGACGGCTTTGATGATCCATTTGTTGATTACTATA